CCGTCTGGTACCCAATAATATTCTCTAAAGTTTACAAATTTGTCCCAGTCTATAGGAGGATCCCAACTGTAGTGATCTTGGTCAGTAACCAGATCGTCTCTATCAACCTTGTTGTTGAAAAACTTTAATTGATTTTTAAAATCAATATAATCATAAAACTTCTCTACTTTCTGCTGATCGTTTCTAACAACTACACCAGGCTCCAACTGATATCTGCTACGTAGTGTAGCATCAGTGTCTAGATAAACGTCTTTGCTATTGTATGTTCTACCAAATCGTCTGCCATAGTAGCCAACAGTTTTTTCCAATACGCCCGGCTGAACAAGCGGATCTAATACGCCAGCCAAAAATTTAGAATTAGCTGATGTATTAAAGACCTGCGGTAATAATTCTACAGTTCGTCGGATAGGAATGCCGCTGTTTGGATAAAATTCGTTTGCCATATTTTAAACCGTTGTGCTCACTATTGAATTTGGATCTACTTTGATTTCTGTGGCTGTTATAGCCTGAACAATAATAATGTCATCTACAGTAGCGCCGCTTATAAAAATTTCTTCAGGTTGGCCCTGTATTTCAAATAAACTACCAAAGGCCTGTTCAGGTTGCATAGGTACAATGACCATATTGCTAACATCGGGAGCTACTTCATTGGTAACATAGGTAATCAACTCGCCAACATAAAATCTGTCACCAAAATCCCAGTTGTTGATATCAAAAAATCTATCGATTGCACTTACAATTCGCACTTTTAGATCGTTATCGTTTATAGTTTTAGTTGGATTTTTAACTATCTTGAACTGCGCCTGTAATTTAGGTGCAGCTTTAGATCCAAATAATACTTTGTATTGCACAGGATGATAAATGATTTCATCGCTTATAGACTTGATCAAGTTAAGTTCTGAACCAAAGCTCACTCTCAACGCATCGCTAGATGGTGCTTGAGGTTCTTCTTCAATAATATTTGCTAGCCATTTTCTGTATTCAACATCATAATTTTTAACTAATAAAAATATGTCAATTATGTTTGAACTACTTGGATCAATACGTCTATCTATATTAGCTGCATGAAAATATTGAAACTTTATTCCTGCACGACCTATTACTGCTTTGTAAGACGGTGCTACAATCAAAGTATTAGTGGTTCTATCTACACGCTTTACACGATCCTCACCAGATGTGTAAAAATAAATTAGTTGTCCATCTTCATAATCTGTTATGTCTATACCAGCTTCAGTTTGTTGTACTAATATTGTGTCGTTAGTGTTATCGATATAAGTGTAAACCGTATTACCTGTAAGATCTAATTCTTTATTAAAAAACAGATATTTTAAATCCAGATCTTGCCCTACAATTTGTTCAAATGCTTCAGGATCGTCAATCACTCCGTCGTCGTCTGTATCAGCAAAACCTAATTTGATTTCATCAGCACTTTGATAACCGTCTTCAAATTTAATAGCATCGCTTACTTCAAAAATATAATCTTGTTTCAAGGCATTAACTAATTGATTGTCAGCATTGATCCCCAGTACTTTGATAGTATCTTTAACAACTTTGCCTGTTTTTCGATCAAGTGTCTTTTGGTTTACATCGTAATAAAATCTATTTTGTTCAAGACTTCTAAAAATATATTCTAAACTTCGAACTCTCACGACATAACTGTCGGGCTGTTTTACAAATGCCAATATCCAACTGCTATCTAAATTACTGTTTGTAACATCACCTGCTCTACCAAGACTGAAATCTGACAACAGATCAAGGTTGGCACTAGAAATAATCTTCCATTGACTTAGTGTTTGATCGTATCTTAGACCAAAATTTAAATTCAATGATAATAAATTCGCCATTTCATTTTCGAGCGCCACTGGCAAATTGTTTACAAATCTTGGTAATATACGTGATGCTACTGCTCCAGTGGGTACAATATCATTAAAAATAATAGGACCTAATCCTGTAGCTAATGCACCTCTACCAGCATTAGTCCCGTCACCAGTAACCTTAATTACCTTAGTCCATAATCTAGTTGTTTGATCTGGATCAGTAGCATCTAGATCTACTAAAAGTCCTTTTCTAAAAGCTTTACCCGTTGGCGGAACAAATTTAATTAAAGCGCCCGAGAAAAAATATTTTAATTGATTAGTTGTGTAGGTACCTACTTTTAATAAACTGTTGTCGATTGAATTAACAAAATATCCTGTAGACTGATTTACGTCTTTTGTTACCTGTGTCCAAATTACATTACCTTCTGTGAATTGTATCTTGTTAAATTTAGTAAGGTAAAAGTTATAGACATCTGTATTTGTAAAAATAGGCTCAATGCTATTTCGTAAAAAATTAATAATGTCAATTCTGCCGGTAAATTTAAATCCCAAAGTTGTTTCGGCTTCTTGCTTATAAAGTACACCGTCGTCGGCAAATACATTTACACTAGAGTATTTTCCGCTAGCATCTATAATGTCAAAATTACGACTTACTCCACTAGAGGTTCTGTTTATTGCTTTGACTTTAAGTATATCTTGACTGCTACTCAACGGAGCAAGATTGTAATCTTCTCCTGTAATCATCCTGTTTTGTGTATAATATTGTGCAGGCGCTCTAGTTTTTATACTTTCAATTTCTTCACTCGTAGAAGCATTGGTGATAGTTGTTTTTAAACTTAGGCTAATTAATAGCTCGTGACCAACTCCCTCTGAATTAGTGTAAGGAATAGTAATGTTGATTCCTCTCATTTCCGCAGGTGCAATATTATATTTTAATCCGTTACTTACTCTATAATAAGCTTTAAATGATCCCTGTGGCAAATTACCGTATACTCCGTCAGCAAAAGCTAGATCAATCTTGTCTTGATCCTTACTGATTACAGAATAGATATTTCTTTGATTTGAGTTGATGCTGTTATAGGCAATGTTTGATCCTGTAAGACTAGATACCTTAATCCACTCTTCACCTTGAGTACCATCGGCATTTACAGAAAATAGCCATACATCCAAATCATTGATACCTGCGACATCTACATTTATAACTTCGTTAGTAGTTGGCACATCTATGGCAAAATCTGTAAGTTCAATACTGCCTTGTTTGAGCAACATAAAATAGCCGGTGTTTGGACTGCTAGGTCCTTGTCCGTCCTGTCTGTAAACGAACCCAATTTCTGCTCCGGGTACTGGTGGTTCTTCGTAATAATTTTCTTGTTTTAGAAAACTAGTGCTTACTATCTCAAAGGCAGTTCTTCTGTTTGCCACAATTTTTTCAAAAGCAAACACGGGCACATCCGAAAATCTAGATCTAAATCTATACTGATCAGAGGTTATACCCTGAATGGTTGCTGTTCCTTGGCTACGTCCTATTTCGACGTTGTCGCTCATAGCTGAGTTCAAGACCAGCGTAAAATGTTCTTGCCAGTACTGATTAGTTGGATCGTTCCAAATAATTGTTTGACTGGCTAGATTCTTACCGTTGCTATCTAATATAGCTTCTGTAGTTTGAATAGTATCTATTTTGAGTAGACCGCTAGCAGCTATATTTCTTCTAGGATTATAAGACACTAACCTAGCTAGTCTAATGACAGATTCTTTGGTTTCGGCCAGTTCTAAAAAGTTTTCTCTGCTGGCTAAATCTGTTCTAAATGCTAAACTTTGTCCTAAAAATGCAATAGCATCAATGAGTGCTAGGTATTCGCTAGACTCAATGTAGTCATTAAAATCTTCTGGATAGTTTTCTCGTAGATAGGTGACAATTACTCGTCTTAGATTTTCAAAATCATAGGACTTGAAATCTGCACTTTTAAAGGTCTGGTATATTCGTTTCCAGTCCTGATTTAAAATAAGATTGTTTTGTCTAGTAGTAGAAGTCATTGTCTGAACCTATTTGTCATATTTATTTTTTAAATAAACTGCTGTTTTTATCCTATATTATTTTCTCTATCAAAGGTCAACTGTAGGGTGTCAGTAAAATTAATAGGTAGGTAAACTAGTTCTGCTTCTATTCTTATACCTTGATCTGTACTGTCTACTGTAACGCTATTAACCTTAACACGCTCATCAAAGTTGATTATTTCTTCAACATTATCGGCTATGGCCTTCTTTATTTCGGGTGTAAAATTTTCAAATAATGTGTCCCAAATTATAGTTCCAAACTGGGGATTTTCTAGTTTTTCACCCTTTCTAATATAAAAATGATTTATAATATCCTGTTTTACTAGCTCGTAATCAAACAGTTTAAAATTACGACTAGTTTCTCTAGAACTGAATCCACGGTATTTAAATGTACCTGTATCCTTATTACCTACACTAACTTTGCCTTTAGCAATAGTTTTATTAGAATATAGTTTGGTCATAGCTGCTCCTTAGAACGGATTATCGCTGGGTTTTTTATACTTTCTCCAATCTGCTGGAGGTTCTCTCAAATCCGTAGACTGTTCTTTATATCTGTTAGACACATCCCTATCTAAAACATCAGGTTTGAAAGATTCTGGATTCAAGTTTTCGTGATGTGGCCATGGCTCATATGTAGGAACACGGCGTAAAATTGTGTCTAAATCAACAGGTTCTTCTCCCGCAACAGGTAACGGAACATCTGGTAGATTGTGTGTTCTTATTGGACTGGGAATCGTACCTTTAGCACTTGTTCTAGCTAATTCAGGTAGCACAGCTATTTCTGCTGTTGGTGCTGTACCGGCTGCGGGGCCATTCATGTGAATCTGCGGTGCTGTTTCTATAATATTGCCGCCTGCTTTAGTTTCATTGGTGCCTGCGGACGTATTAAAAATATGCGCTCCGGACTTAATATCAATGTCTCCAGCCGAAGTGTGCCGCCATGTAGAATTCGTATTAATATCTACTGTGCCTTCGATTTTAGTTTTCAAATAACCTCTAATGGTATGATCAACATTGACTCCAATATGTTCAATTCGTGCATCTTTATAGATCTTGATATCTAATCTATCCGGGGTTGGCCCGTTGACATCTTGTACTGGTGCTGATGCTACATCGTCATTGGCGCAGGGATCTGCTGGATCGTTACTAGGTGCCTCTGCTGGTGCAAAGCTTGGTCCAGCTGCACCAGATCCCATAGAGAAACTCATACCCTTAGCTACCTTTAGATCCATACGTCCGTCAACATTATGAGTATAATCTTTAGCATAATATTTTTTTACATCATCGTTAACTGTTTGACGATATTGTTCATCAACAGTTTCATCTTTGCGGCGTTTAACATGTATTTTTTGATCTCTATCAATGACCAGTACTTGATCTTTGACTACATTAGTATACATTTCACCAAACACTTTTGTAGTAAAATTACGACCCACTTCCAAATTAAAGTCTCTATCGCATCTAAAATTAAAGTCTTGTTTGGTTCTAATGCTTATACTGTCAGCACTAAAAATATCTATTTTACCGTCGCTGGTCAATTCTATCCAAGCTGTACCCCTAGCATTGCCAATGTAGATCAAATCTTCTGAGTTATGCAGTAAAATTTGATGTCCTGTACGAGTTCTTATTCTAAAATGTTCGTTATAGGGTATATCTTTGTCGCCTTCGGGGTTATTAAGATAATTAGGCGGTCCCTCTGACGGAGTTTTTTCTCTAAAATAACGATCATCCCCGTCATCCATAACAAACTGAGTGCCACCTAATCTGTTAACAGGTAAAGGCTCGGGCGTTTTACTTTGTCTATTTCCTAAAAACTTTTTCTTTGAGTTACGATTTAGTGGGCCCGGACTGCTCATGCCAAAAACCATATTAGGAATGTCTCGTCTAGTTGTGCTTGTAGAAGTTCCTCTAAACTCGTCTCTGATTAATCCCTGAGCAGCTATACGATATGCAAAAGGGTGTACAGCTCTTGGAACCTTATCTATTTCTAAATTCTTATCTAAAGCATTTGCCTTTCTATTGTGTTCTACAACAGGTAAAGGATGTTCAGCTTGATCTAAATCCTCATCTTCGTAATTTTTACTACCTGCAATAGCAGGAATCATGTGATTTTGAAATGTATCTTGAATGCTACAAATCCAAAAACCTAAATCTGCACGTCCGTCAATAAAAATTACTATGCCAACTACACCAGTGTCTGGAGGGACACCCCAAAATCCATAACTCTGTTGAGAGTCTTCGTAGGTGTTATTTTTACCCGCAAACTCATACGCTGTGGATCCATAAAAAGGACTAGCATATCTAACAACATAAGTTTGATTTTCGTCAGCAACCAAGTTACCAGATTCTCTCATAAGCGTAACTTCTAAGCCGCATTGATAATTTTCATCAAGATGGTTTACTATTTTTGCTAGATAGGGACCGGCCGTTAGTCCGCCTTTAGAATTTTTACTAGCCGATGATCGTTTTTCTTCGTAAGCCATTGGTTATCCTGGTCTGTTATACACTTGTCCGGTATCTTGTTTTGGTTCGCCGTAGGTTGTAGCAAAAGCCGGACCGCCTGTGATGTCTTGAGCTTGCATTCTAAAACCTACTAATTTCTGACTAAAGAAATTGTTTCTAAAACTATTTTCAACTTTTGTTAATTTCCAAACTCCACTAAATGGATGAGGGCCGCCGCCGTCGGGAAAGTAAAAAAATCCTCCTCGAAGTCCGGCTTGGCCGCCGGCATCTGGATCTATAGGATTTCTCCAATTTACTTCTAAAAAGATATCGGTACCGTCAGTATTAACACAATCATTAGGACCGCCAAATGTAGCATCACCCTCTACACTTAAATTACTATTTCCATTTTCAGGTAGAAAATCTGGGTCGCCTAAAATTTCCATGTCTAGATTAATTTGATTAGCAATACTATTGAGATAAGCTGTGTAAAATTCGTTGGCAATTTTTTGTGTAGTTGTAATGTCGCCCGAACCGCCTTTGAACGGTAAATTGCCTGCTCGTAGATCAACCTTAGCTGGATTGGCATTTCCTGCAACTGTAGGTTCTGCTGCACCGGCTTCTTGTATGCCTTTTAATGGTAGTGCTTCAACTCTACGATTAACACCTGCTGATGCCTGTGTTTCAGTATCTTCATGTTTGCTAGGGCTTACAGCAGAATACATCATATTTTTGATCTCTATATTAAACTTTAATATATCTGTATTTTTGCCTGTGTAAATGTAATTATAAACCTTGGCTGCTAGACCTTTGCAAACATTAACGCCTTTTGATGATCCTTCAGGATGAAGATATACGCTATGATGTACCTTGTAGACATTTACCCTAAATGTTACTTCTTTAGGAAAGTCTTTGGTCTTAGGGTCTACAGGTTCAAGTAATTTGACATGAACATCTTGTTTCCACCATGTTACTCTACCAGCACTATCTAACTTACCAGGATCTGTAGCATTTTCTCTAGCTTCCTTGCTACTTAAAACTACAGCATCTATGATATTTGTTATACTCATCCCTTGATCAAACTGTAAAGTTTTTTCTTTAGGATTAATTGACATCTGGCCGCGTTGTACCTTATCGCCTTCTACAACATCGCCAGCTCTTTTATGTATTCCTAAACCTCCTTGACTATCAGGTTTGAATTCTAGATCGTTTCCTGGTGTCTGGCCAAATGGATTATCGCCTCCAACAAATTCAATTTTGTAAACATCCGGATAGGTTTTCTTTTCATCCTCTACAAGTTTTTTTTCTCTTGAATTTAAAAACGACACTAAACTAAATTCATTATTTTCATCGGACAATACTTCATTGACTGTTTTTCCTTGCAATCTTACATCATTAAACACTCTATTCATTTGATCTGAAAGGGCCACATGATTGTAAGGAAATGCTTCTACCTTGTAATGGCTTCCGGCTTGGTCAACTGTAAAGTTAACGTTTTTTAATCTTACTAACCAGTTATATGGTCCGACATCAAAAGATTCGTTGGGTCCGGTCCATCCTTTAAATTCTAATCTTAAAACATAAGGGCAATTTTCTAGATAGCTATTGAATCCTGCTTCTAATGCTGCCGCTTGACACGACTGTAAAAATAACCCCATACTATAAGGTTCGTAAATGTCAAATTCAATTTTAGTCCAAGGACCTACTCCTTTTGACGGAGTTGGCGCTATCACCGTAT